AATCCCGCTTAGTGATTTTATTAGTGGAAACCCCACGAATCCTGATTACGACCGGATTGAATTCAAATTTGATATTTTTGTTTATGCCAGACTTGATTGGATTGGTTTTCAAGAAAATACCCCTGTAGTTGACCCGTCGCCGACATCAAACGAAACTAAGCCACAGGATCAATCCGCTGTTTTACCTACATCCCTTCAAATGGATAACCACGAGGGGCGGTTTTCATTTATGAAAACACCGACAACAATCGCATCGTTTATTTTAACAAATTTCAAACTCGGTGGGATTCATCGTATTCGATTTAATTTTACGGCGATGTCAGATTATCCAACTTTTTCAAATAATGACTCAATACCGATTAATTTTATTGATGATTTGGGAACGTTTGGGGATTTGGCAGATGGGATTTATGACTGCTTCATTGAATATGACGGGGCGCAAGTAAATTATTTTTTCAGACTGATTGAATTAGACTAATTATGGCGGTATTTTTAGACGCACACAGACAAAGATTTTTAAATTCTGGTTCTTCTTCGATTAATTGGGGGGACTTGTTATTGTCAAGAAAATTCACATTTATCGGAAGCATCGTCGGAACGGTTGACCCATTGGGTGAAGGTGAAAAACTTTATGAACTTCAAGTATTATCTGGATCAAATTACAGAAATGCTTATCTTGATGAAGAAAGAAAATTAGAGTTGGATAGTGTGTTGCAAGAAGGTGGAAACGTAACTGCATTTTTTGTTTCTTATGAAGCCCAAAGTATAAGCCTAAAAACTTGGAAATGTGAAATAACACAAATCGGGTTAACGCCTTTGGTTGGAAATTCAACAGCACCATTCATTAAAAATCCAAATCAAACAGATTTTATTAGGGTAAACAGTGCTCCGGTTATACGCCCAAGGACTCAAAGTTTCGGAAGACCTCAAGGATTGTCATACACTTCTGGAATAACTGAATTATCGAACGGAAATGATTTTTCGATAACGATTTGCGGAACAAATAACGACCTTTCTTTTCTTAACATTGGATTTGTAAACGAATACAATTCATCAAACGTACTTACTAATGACTGTATAAAAGTTTGTTTGGATTCAACGACAAATAAAATTGGTGCAATAATAAAGGCGGATGGAACTACTTACAGCCTAAATTTCATCGATCAAATCATTGGGGATAATTCGTTGCACGCAGTAACATTGACAATAAACGGAACAACCAAAGAAGCCAAATTGTATTTAGATGGAATATTTCAAGATAGTTTGACTTTTTCTGGAACGTATAATAATACTGGGGTTCAGATTTTTTCACGTGGTGGGAATAGTTCTGGGGGTTATACTTATGAAAATTGGCGCGGATTTTACAAGGAATTGAATGTGTCTGAAAAGGTTTTATCGGATGAAGAGGTCTTGTGGATGCACAATAATTTACTAACATAAAAATAATATTAAAAAATGAAATTAATCCTCGCTTACCTAACTTATAGCCTTGTTCAACTAAAAATAAGCGCGAAACTGTCGGCTTTTATCGGGTTTTTTATAACACTCGGCTACAAGTTTGTTTCAATTATTTCCTACAATTTAAACGGGTTTCTTGAAATCGAAAAACAACAAACCACAGTCGAACGAGAGATTTATTGGTTCACGACAAATCAGGATTATATATTGATTGTTTTGGGGGCGATTGCGATTGACCATTTTTTCGGCACTTGGAAGCATATAAAATTGAAAAATTTCAATATAAAACACAATATCGAGGGTCTTTTCATCAAATTGTCGGTCGTGATTGCCGGGGGATTGTTGTTCGAGGGATTGGGACACCTGATCACCCGCGACAGTATAATAAAAACGTATTTGATAATCGTCGGTCGAATATTGGTGTTTTTGTTCCCGGCGCGTTCCGCTTGGCGAAGTATGTCGGTTGTGACGAACGGGAAATTTCCACCAAAAAGCTGGATTGAAAAAATGGATAAATTCGAGAGAAATCTCGACATCGATAACCTAAAACCAAAAGAAAAAGATGAAAACGAAGGTCAAGAGTTACACTGATAAAGAATTGCTGGATCGTGTTAAATCATTACCGAGCTTTCAAGGATTCCCGAACGATTACTGGATTCTTGGGGTTCAAAGCGAGGAGGACACGTTCAACGAATTTGATGATAAATTTTATTTGTTCCTTGGGGATAAATTTATTCTCGTCACCACCGGGACCACCAACGCCGGAACGACCGGGTTAATGAATTACACGAAATACAATTCCAAGGGCTGCGCCGTCATAAAAACTGACGAGTGGTATTACGATCTTTGGTCCTATGGATTACACCGGGGGAAAATGGAGGCGCTTAGGCAAATAAACCCGGTCAAACATTATCGGGACGGAAATAAAAACACCCGCGTCGAAGAAACGGGTCCGCTGTACAATTCAATAATATACGCCAATTTTCACACCGCGTCTTACTCCCAAAGGACCGGATTGATCGGGTGGCTTATTGGGGGGTGGTCCGTTGCGTGTCAGGTCGTCAACAACGCGTCCCATTATTACGACATAATCCGTCGGACGAAAAGACAGAAATCCGTTTCATATTGCTTGATAAAGGAGTTTTAAAAGTGAAAAAGCGCCGTCCTTCCCAAACGGCGCCTTTCTATTGGCAAGTACCTTTTACTTTCCTTCGGATAAGGGTGAACCGGAATCCAAATATAAAAAATTATTCAATATGCAATTAAAAAAATCATTTTTAGCGTTTCTTAGCGTCGCTTTGTTGCTTAGCGGGTGTAAGGTTTCCAAAGACCTAAAAACCGACGACAAATCAAAAACAACCACCGAAACGGAACGAAAGGAAACCACCCGGGCTGGCGATACGGTCACGGTTGTAAGACCCTTTAATGTTCGATATAAGGACACAACGATTTACACTTATAGTTACGAAACGAAATCGATGATCCGTGAAATTTACGACAAGGATGGAAACCAGCGCGTCGATTGCATCACGGACGAAATCCGTGAATTGATTGAAACCCAGAAACAAATGATCGAAAACGACATCAAATCCCGCGAACAAAGGGAATCGGAATTCAACCCAGCTTCTTTAATTTGGGCAATTGCCGGACTTGCGGTCGTGGTCCTTTTTATGGGAATCGTTGGTTTTGTGTTGATTACGAGGATTCAGAAAAGCATCCCGGGGATTGTCGCCGAATCCGTAAAATCAATTGTTTCGGAAACTAATCGAAACTAATCGATTTATTTATATATTTGCAGTACTTCTTATCTATATTCCACGATAGAGATAACGATTTTGTTTGATAAAACCATCCCTTCCGGGGTGGTTTTTAGCTTATAAAAATAATAAATTGTTTGCGTTGAATAAAATAAATTGTATATTTGACAAAACAAAATCATTTTATTAGTTGGAATTTTCACCCACTTACACTTAAAATATGTCGAAAAAAATCAATATTAAATTTAACGACAAAACGAAAAATCTTGTCGTTGACGTTGACCGCGTTATTGATAAATATAACGCCAACAACCCGGACAAGGAAAATTTGACCCGGACCAAACTCGCGAAAATAATGGACGTGAACAAACAGGTTTTTGTCAATTGGAAGGGCGGGGCGACCCCGAAAGTTATTTATATGTTGTTTAAATTGATGGAATTGGGGGAATGTACCCTCGAAGATTTCATTGTTAAATCCTAACAATATGGACCCCATAACCAAAAACTTAGCCACCGACCAAATCGCCCGAATCAATTATCCGATATTTCGCGATAAAATGATGAAAGCTTCCCGATACGGGGAAAAATTATTCAAACAAAATCAAAAACAAAAATGAACGAACCCGAAAAAAAAATCGAATTCAAGGACCTTATCAAACGTGACGCCGTAAAGGAAAAATTCGAGCAGATGATGGGGGGAAAGGGCGCGACCGCGTTTCTTCTTTCCGTTTTAAATTGCGTCCAGAACAATGACAAACTTCAACAAGCGGACCCCAATTCCGTATTAATGGCTGCAGCCGTTGCCGGAACATTAAACCTCCCCGTCGATCCATCGCTGGGAATGGCTTACATAACCCCATACAAAACAAAGGGCGTATATGTTGCTCAATTCCAAATCGGATATAAGGGATTGATTGAATTGGGTCATAGGTCCCAACAATATCAAATCATCAACGTTTCAGACGTCCGTGACGGCGAATATAAGGGGGTCGATCGACTGACCGGAAAAATGGATTTTAACTGGATGCAGGACAATGACGAAAGAAATGAAATCGATGTTATCGGATATGTCGCATTTTTCAAGTTGAACAATGGGTTTACCAAATTGTTGTATATGACGAACAAGGAAATCGATTTCCACGCCAAGAAATACTCGAAAACGTATTCATTCAGCGAGGGATCGTGGAACACAAACCGTCCCGGAATGTCGAAAAAAACGGTTTTGAAATTGTTGATCGATAAATATGGTCCTAAATCCGTGGAAATGATGAAGGCGATAAAATCCGATCAAGCAATCGTCGGGGATTACGACGGGAATCGATTACAATACATTGACAACCCCGATGATAAGGTTATCGACCTTGACGAACTAAATCGCCAAAAGGAACGGCAGAGGGTTATAAATCACATCGAGAATTCAAAAACGGTCGAAATGCTCGAGCAATGTTACGAGGCAATCCCGGACGAACAAACTCGGGAATTATACGACGCAAAAATGAACCAACTCAAGACAAATTCTAAATAATAAAAATTGTTTATAAGGTAGTTAATAACTATATTTGAAGAACCATTAAAACAAAATTAATGTCGTGGAAAAAACAAAGGAAATTTTATTCCGTTCCTCCGGAATAGGCGCGCTTGCGACGGACAAAAGAGGGGCTGTCATCACCGACAAACAACTGGAACAAATCGATTATTTAAACGGAAAGGTAAGGTCTGGGAAATCATTGACCCAAAACCAAAAAGACGAACTTGCTATTTTAAAGGCAAAACGTGACGCCCCGATTGAAATGTCGGACACGGCGAAAACATTCGTCGAGGATGTTTGGTTATTGAACGAAAAGGGATATTACAGACAATTAGATACAAAATACACGGATAAGGGTATTTTCGGCGAGGAAGATGCGATTTCTTTATTGACCGAGGTTGATGGGATATTCTATGAAAAGAACACCGAAAGAATCATCAAGAACCACATATCCGGTGAATGTGACATCAACACCATTATCGAAAAAATAAAGACGGTCGAAGATACAAAATGCAGCTGGGACCCCCGTACATTTATGAACGCAACACTTGACCCACTTTATGAATATCAAGGGCGGTCATATATGTACCTTTATGACGCGGAACAATTCTGGCTTCGTTATTGTTTGATTGACGCCCCTGCTCATATTGTAGCAAAGGAAAAAGATCGTTTATGGTATAAATTTTATTCAAATTCAATGGACGACAAAACCGCCCAGCAACTTGAAGAAAAATTGAAGCCAATGTTTGACCAAATCGATCGAAACCTTGTGTTTTCGACATCCGGCAAATACACCCCACAGGAACGCGTCAAAACGTTTAAGGTGGAACGTGACGACCAATTGTTCAAGGAAAAAATCCTCGATCGTATTCCGGCAGCAATCGATTATTATAAAACAATCACATTAAATCAGATATGTTAAAAAAAATCGAGGAAAAGATATTCGGGACCCGTAACGATGAAATCAATAAGCGGGTCCTTAAAATCGTTAATTACGTCGAACGTAACGATCACAACAAATTCACGACGGACGAAAAATTTCTTATTATGACCCGAGCGATGGATATGTTTGTTTCAAACAATGTGAACCGCCGAAACGAAATGAAGCGGGAATCAAAAACGATAAGGGACCACATCAACAAATTAAATCAAATCACGTGGAAGAAAAAGTAAAAATGTCCCC